ATCCAAGGCAGCAACAAGCCTTTCTGGAAACAAACGTTAAACAATTTGAAAATCAACTTGATACATTGATTAATGATATTGAATCGCAAGGTATTCAAGTAAAAGCACCAACATTCAAAAACATAAAAGACAAAATTGACCAAGGTAAAGGCTACACTGTACGAGAGCAAGATAATTATAAAGCCATAATTGATGATATTGAAGCAAAGTTAAATGAACGTGGCAAAGGCAAACTAAGTTATTTGCAAGAACAAAAGAAAGCTTTTGGTGCTACCTATGATCCAAAAAGCAATTCGTCGGATGCTATGTTTAATCGTGATATTTATCACGCTTTACAAGCTGAAATTGAGAAGTATGTTCCTCAAGCTAAGCAAATCAATCAAGAAGTTCAAAGTTTGCTTTTAACTCGTCCAATTATTGCTGGAAGAGTTGCAGAAGAATCAAACATTTTTGCACAAGTCGCTTCACGAATTGGCAAGGCTGGCTTTACTACAGGTGGCTTATTTGGTGTTGGCGCGCAAGCGTTGCTTGGTCCTGCGGGTGCTGCTGGTCTTGGCGTCCTTGGTGCTGCATTAGGAAGCAAGCCAGTACAAGATATAATCGGTCAAGGACTACAGCGACCTCAAGATTTAGCTCGTGCATTAGGTCGAATGGGTGTGCAAGCGGGAGCTGCTAACCGTCCTGAAATTATGCCAATGTTTCCACCAACAGAAGCAGCTATCTCAGATACGAACGAAATTGACTACAGCCAGTATTCTGTAGATGAGTTGAAGGCGATAGCTAGAGGCCCTCAAACACAACCAGACGCGCCATCGCCAAGCGTGTCAACAAAGCCTGCTACCAAGCAAAACATTAGCGCATTGATTGCAGAGCAGCCACCTATAATCAGAGCAATTATTGATACTGAGTCTAGTGGTAATCCAAAAGCTAAAAGCGAAGTTGGGGCACTTGGTTTGATGCAATTGATGCCAGGGACCGCTGAAGAGCTAGGTGTAGATCCACTAGATCCAGTGAAGAATATTGATGGTGGTACTCGCTATTACAATCAAATGAAGAAGCAGTTCCCTGATATGAAAGTAGCTATTGCAGCTTACAATTGGGGACCAGGCAACATGGCAAAGGCAGTCGCTAAGGTTGAGAAGAAAGGACAAAAACCTACCTGGCAAAACATATTAAAATACAATTCTGTACCTACTGAGACGGAAGAGTACGTTAAACGAGTAATTAAAAAGCTAAATCAACTAGAGGCGTAATATGGCATGGTCGGGTGGAACCTATACAAAAGGCAATAACGTAAGCGGCGGTTGGGTCGGAGATGCTTCCGTAGGTATCGGCATTGAAGCAGGACGGCACGATACGCAAGACAACGATTTTGCAACCGGTATCAATACTTGTCTTACTAAAGACGGGCAAAACGCTGCAACTGCTGACTTGCCGATGGGTGGATTCAAGCATACCAACGTAGCTACTGCGACGGCACGTAACAACTATGCTGCTGTAAGCCAAGTGCAAGATGGAGATTACATTTGGCTTGGCACCACTGCTGGTACTGCTACCGCAATGACTGCTTCGGCTACTCCTGCGATTACAGCGTACAAAGTTGGTCAGAAGTTTCGGATGATAATTGGTGCTGGGTTGGGTTCTACTGGCTCTGTCGCTACCGCTGCAACAATCAACATTAACGGTATTGGCGCAAAGAATATCGTAAATAACGAGGACTCCACAAATCCTACACTTGGAACATGGGTAGCTGCTGCGTTAATGGAGCTTGTATACGATGGTACGAATTTTAGGATTACTAATGAACCTACTGGATGGCAGACATGGACTCCCACAGTTACACCAGCTGCTGGGACAGCTTCCAGTGTCGTAACAAACGCTCGTTTTAGGAAAAACGGTAAAAAGGTAGAAGTAACTTTTGATGTAAATTGGACTCAGGGTGTGGCATCGACTTTATATGTAACCGTTTCTATGCCAGTAAATTTAGATGGATTAAATCAGACTGTGCCAGCGATGGTAATACCACAAGGGACGAGTTTTGCTTCGGTAGCTTTTGCACATTCAACAAGCGCATTTCGATTTTATACATACGACGCTACTACTCAATTCTTTACTGGTGCATCTAGAAACATATGGGGTAATTTTTACTATCGGAGTGTCTAAAATGAAATGGCAAAACTGTTTTATCCCTGAGTTTTTATCTGCTACTGCAAACGATGCTGAGATAGAGCAAGCTATACGACGATGGCGCAATAGTGAACTAGCGGGGTCCGACTGGACACAATTACCCGACGTACACCTAGCAAACAAGTGGGATTGGGCAATCTATCGCCAAGCATTGCGGGATATGATGGCGCAGAACGAAGACCCTAAACTGATCGTCTTTCCCGAGCCACCAAAGTGAAAACGCTCAGGTTGATTCGAGTTACAGAGCATGCCGGCGCTACGTTTGGTGTGCTTTGTATCAATGAAGCACCTGAGTTTGTCACTGTAGAGGACGCTTGGCGGGACAATGAAACCAAAGTGTCCTGCATCCCGGTCGGTCGTTATAAAATAGTGCGGCACAAGTCGCCTCGCTTTGGAGCTGTATACAAGGTCTTAGACGTTCCCAATCGAGAGCATATTTTAATCCACGCTGGCAATACTCATAGGGATACAGAAGGCTGTATTCTATTGGGTATGCAATACGGTAAAGTCGGTCCTGATTCTGCTGTCCTTGCAAGTCGTTCTGCTTTTTTGCAGTTTATGGAAGCAATGAAGGATACTCCGGAAGCGCAATTGATGGTGATTGATGCTTATGGTGGAGGACGGGTGCATTGACGGAGCAAGATTTTACCCAAGTAAAGACGTGGCTTGATATCGCTGTGAAAGCAGTGATCGGCATTGTTATATCCATTGTCGGCATGGATTACCGCAGTGTGAAAAACTCTTTGAAAGAGCTGGAAGAGTCTAAGTACCGAGTCACGATGGAAGTGCAGATTATCCAAGCGGAACTTACTCATATCAAGAATCAAATTGACCGCATGGATAAGAAACTTGATAAGGTTTTAGACAAATGAAACTTTTGATTGTGTTGTTAGCACTGATGGCTACTGCACAAGCTCAAGCACCTAGTTACTTATCTCTCTGCCACCCAACTACCGATTGCAAAGCTCTTAAACGCACCTGGCGTGGGCAAGATACCATTATTACTGGCTGGCTTGAGCAAACCTTTGGTTCAGAATGTAAATGCGCTGACGAGCTTTTGGCGAGCCGTAAAGCCAAGGTCATACGAGTACATTTAATTAACTCGCCATGTATGCGTAATGGTAGGTGCGGGAAGTATGAGGTGCTGCATGGCGAAACAGCAAACTCTGCTAGTAAAAAGGTAATCAGAAAGAACCGTCAATTTTTGCATAAGTTTGACAGAGTAGTACGAAGGTTTAGAAATCGATTAATAAGAGCGACTGGTAGTGTGCAGTGTTATGTGTCGCCCTGCTTAGAGTGTGATCTGAATGGAAAAGCTCGAGAACATCTTGCCGCTCGTGTATCTGATATGTTGCCTAGCTGTATCATTGTGGATAATCCTTTCGGATCCGCCTGTTTGCCAGGGTATGTCTGTGAGAAACACGGAGCAAGTCCTAAAATCGCTGCGCCATGTATAGTCGATTTAGACGGTGTTGACGGGACAGATATTAACGTTGACAAGTTTGCCGCTCGATACCGACACTGTAATATAAGTTTCTATTGGGAACATTGGATGAACTGTATTCGAGGTTCGTTTGTTGACCCTCGGAAACGTGACTGTAAGTACGACAAAAGCATGTACGATTATACAAAAGGAATTTTATGCCATTCTTTCTTGGATCAATTCTCCGCCACTTGCTCACACTAGCAGCTGGTGGCCTGCTTGGTTTAGGCGTTGCAGAGGATGACGCACACAACCTCGTTAAAGCTGTTGAGCCAGTTGTGGGTGGCGTTGTGTTGTACGGCGTATCTCAGGCTTGGTCTTTATTTGATTCTAAAAAGAAACGCTAAACGTCTGTGTTAAGGCGGTAGCGTTTGTTGCGAAGTTTGCTTTCTTCCGCTGCCGCTACTGCCTTATCTGCACCGGTGTTTTCCTCGATGTATTTTACGATAAGGGCAAACTTGCCCTGTGCTCGCACTTTATCGAGCTGTAGTTTGAATTGTTCTTTGGCTTGTTTTCGCATGGCTTCTGCAATGCTCTCATCATTGTATAGCTCGCAAGCCAAATAGGTGAGGTTAAACGGTGATGGGTACGGATCAAACAGAAACCATCGTAGCCTAGAAAAGTCTCCGATTGTTTTGTGATACATCACGTTTTTACGATCACATTTTTGTTCATGTAATATAGTTCGCATACCAACTTGAGGTAATCCTTCTAATCGGTCAAAAAAGAAGCAATAGTCTTTTAGTGCCCGTTCGATTACGGCCAGCCACAAAGTACGCTCTGGAAAGTCTTGAGAAATTTCTGCTTGTTCCATGTTAAGTGTTAGTTCTCTTCGCATCTTTTACCAAAGCGATCCAGTCTTCTAGGTACATTGTGACTAACCAAGGCTTGTGATTTCTGCGGTGCATTACTGTTGGTACTCGGTCATGGCAATCTCTTAGGGATTGATCCATTGCGTTATCAACATTTAGCTTTTCTACTCTTTTGCATTCGATATGGAACTGATGCAGCTCATTGCACTCTACGTCAGAATCGCCAGCAGCGCCGCAGAATTGTTGAGTACGCCTAGCAGTGAATCCGTGTTCACGTAGCTTTGATGCCAGTTCTCGTTCTCCGGCGCTGCCTTTTTGTTTACCGTTTGTCATGCTCTTTGTATCAAGTTATGGAACTGGCTTAGTAGTATTGGGACTTTTGGTGGGTTATCTCCAAATCGTCTGATCACATTCTTGCAAAACTGCTCGTCAGTGTAAGCGCAAATTAGTTCGGTATCTTTTCCCGCTGCCAGTGTAACTAAAAACTTGCGTCTGCGGTAATATTTTTCTGCAAGCTCGTCTTTTATCCCTTCGACAATGAGTTGTTTGGAGTGATTGTCAATCTTGCGGATACCGTCCAAGACTTTGCGAAGAGCAGAAGAGTTATCAAACTCAAACTTCAGGTTGATAGGGTGATACTCGACAAAAACACCGTTTACTAAAAAATCGAGGGTCTTATTATATCCGACACCAATTTGAAACGTTGTGCCGTTTTGTAACTGAAAGCCTCGCACGTAGCGCTCGAGAAGCATCCCACAAGCGTATTCAGATTTAGACGCAAATTTTATTGGTGTTTCGGGAATGTGGGGCAGTCGCGGTGTAAAGTCTCTGGTAGGCTCCATTGCGACTATAATGCAACGGATGGTGCGACTAGCCTACTTATAAAAGGTTTCTTCTGTGTTAGCTACAGACCACCTATCGCTGTTCTCGGCCTGAAATATTGTTTCTATTGTTTTGTATTTTCGGTCGGCTGCGTTGGGTGCGTTACCAATAAAAAACGCATCTTTGAAACAGATACGATTGGTCGGCAAACAACAGATCCGTCCGTCATCGAGCAGTATGATATGTCCACATTTGTTTTGTTCGGGCTGGTGCAGGAAACCTGCGGTAGTATCGCAATCAGCCAGCCAATCCATTGTACAGTAGTACGTACCAGACACCACAGATTTGTTCTTGAGGAGCACATCACATTGATAGTCTTTAAGGAAATCAAAAACCGTTACGATTGGCTTAAAACTAAAACAATCCCAAAGCTGTAAATCCTCCAAGTTAGTTTCCGCAACAGTTGGCTCGTCATGTAACAACCAGTGCAGCGGTATGTGCCTAAAGTGTGCGCCAGACTCGAGCAGAACGTGAAACTGTAACGCTCGTCCTTTGTGCGATATGATCGCAAATGCATACCCTTTCTCAAATCCTGTTACCGTTTCGTCTTGAGTCAAAAACTTTGCTGGTATGAGGATTTTGAGTGGCGGGATGTTTGCGTTCATTTTTTACCATGCTTTACACGACCAATAGCGAGCCTTAGTTTTTGGTCCAGGGTTTTCGCAATTGTGTCTAGCCCTAAAACTTTTCCGTCGTGCTGGTTCGTTCTTGCGTATCTTCATATCAGGATCGCCAAAACGCACTTTTACAACGTTTCCGTTTTCGTTTTTAACGTACACTGCTGATTTCTTTGACTCGCCAGGAGTGCGGAAAGGTTTGTTTAGAGCCATGTTGCGCTCGAGACTTTTGCGAATGTTTGATTCACCAGCCATTACTTTTTAGCCTTTTTAAGCATAGTCTCAAAAAGTTTAGCATCTTGGCTTACTTTAGCCGATTGCAATTTAGCGGCGGCCTGGTGAGAAGCCTGTAACTCACGCCAAAACTGCTCCTGGAAAAGTTGTTTAACGGATTTAATCTGACTCATGCCGCTCCATGTAGAATCCTTGGCCTGAAAGTGTGTGTACCTCGACAGCATCACAGTGCAACACCCGCTCGATTAGTAGCTTGGCCATTTCGTGAGGCTCTACGTTGTAGTGCTCGTCAATTAGCGCTCGAATGTCGGGTCGTGGCTCGTAACGGAACTCGTAATCGTCGTTTTCACGGATATGTAAAACAACTTCCCATCGACCGTCGGTTATTTTGTAAAGCGAATAAAGTTTCATAGTTAATACGCAAAAATATCAGTGGTTAAAACAGTTTGAGGTATACGCCAGTACGGGTTGTTGATCGGTTGATTAGAACGATCCTTGTCTACCCAATACTCCGGGCATTTTGCTTCTTTACCAGTCAACCAACCAACAATTTTTAGGTCAGGGTACATACCAACTACAAGATAATACCGCCGATCATCATAATCCCGTGGCCTGATGATCAACGGTCCATCGGATTTAATCGTGCTGCGTACCTCTATGTTTGACCCTACATCGGCCACAGCTCGATTAGGACTGGCCACGTTGCAGTACAGACCAAGAGTTTTAGCGACAAACACCTCTGCTATCGCTCCATGAATGTCGTGCGTAAATGTATCAACAGTTATGTTCCCGTTGTTGTCTTTTGCGCCTCTTTCAATGGCCCTAAAGCGTCTCTGTAGACCCGCTACAGCGGCGTTAAAAGCTTCCCCATGATCTAATCGTCCGATTGCGTCCATGACCGTCCTCGCAGCTTAAAAAGGGATATCGTCGTACTCTTCATGCTTTGCTGCTGGCCCTGGCTTACCTTGACCGCTCGCAACACCTTCAGCTTCGTGTATCTGTCGGTCTAGGTTTCTAGCGTCACGCCATTTGTCGACTTGGCTGAGTAGCTCACTGAGAACCGTAAGATCGTCCGGATACCAGTACTTACTTTCCTTGTACTCGCCGCTCGCTTTGTCCTTGTACGTTTTGCGGAACGTGTAGCTATAGCCCCGGTCGTTTTGCCACGCTGCTATGTCTATTCCTTTCATCCGCCACGATTGTGCTGGTTTTGCCATGTTGTCTCCTATAAAGATTGCGTTACTTATCGCAACCTAGTACACTCTTAGACATGACACAAGACAAAAACGAATCAATTATTACACCGATGCCGGAAAAATATGTTCCGATTAAGGTGGTCTGCCAGCATTTTGACATTTCGGAAACGACGGTGCGTAAGCTGATAAAGAAGGGCTTACCTCAATTGAGAGTAGGTATTGAATATCGGTTTAAGATTTCGGATGTAGAGCGTTGGTTGATTGAACAGAAGAAATAAAAAACCACTCGTTAGCTTGGCGGCACGGAGTGGCTTTTTAATAAATGCTAAAGGAATTGCTCCTCACGGAACTAATTAAAAAAAATTAATTCGCACATGAACAATAACAAAAAACATCAATTCAGTATAGTGGATCTATCTCTAGTCGATCATGGTTTAGAACACCTTGAAGCGATAATTGTGGCCTATGTGATTGGTTGGGAAAAAAGTACCGGCAAATGTTGCGCAGGTATTCCTTACATCGCTGAGGACCTTCGATTATCAGAGCGAAGTGTTCGACGTTACATCAAAAGATTGATTGCGCTTGGTTTCCTTTTTGAAAAAGTGACAGGAAGAAGTCGCCAACTTTATACAAATGCGGCCAAATTGGCCGGAGTCGATGGTTTGATTGTGGTCAAAATGGCCACTCAGACCGGCCAAAATGGCCATGAATTGCGGCCAATTTGGCCGCCTATAAATAATAATATAAATAATACTATAAAAAATTCTAAGACCGATTTGCATCAACCTGATACAAATTCAAAACCAACGAAGAGTGAACTTGTTTGGTCTCAAGAAAAAAATGCGATGATCAGAGTGCGTTTCTAAATAGTCTTAATAACAGTGGTGCCGATTAAAGGCTCCACAATGAACGCTGTGGCACGATAAAGGGCTAGGGTATATCTGAGGTAGGTCCAAGATTAGGATTGAATAGCGTTGATCCTAGAGGCTTGAAAGAAAGGTTGTGCGAAGTGGTCAGAATGTGTACATTGGAGATGCGTGATCTAGTCCATCATGTCTCCATGCCCTCTCGTCGGTGAGCAATCATCGGCGGGAGGTTTTTTTATGGCTGAGATGGCAGGACTCGAACCTGCGACCCGGTGATTAACAGTCACCTGCTCTACCAACTGAGCTACATCTCATTTTAACTAACTTATTCTTTTTCTGTCTCGGTAAACAGATCCGTGACGTGGTCTAACAACCAGAACAAAGCATCTCTTTGCCCTAGCTCGAATTCACCTTTTGGCTCTCCAAGCATTGTATCCACTCGTTCAACAAAATCATTTACGTAAATCTTGAGCTGTTTCGCTCCCGCCATATACGCAATTTGATAATCTTCAACTTCCTGTGCCCGATTACGGCGCGGACAAAACTCAGTACTAAATTCCAAAGCGTCTTTTTCCAGTTGTCCTTTAATGTCCATGACTTATGTACCATTTAATAGCCCTTGCAAGCGCATCTTTCAGCGACTCGCCATTTGATTTTGCAATTTTTACAAACTGACTAAACACCTCCAACTGAACATAGACAGTCTGTCTTTTGTAACCAGCTGGAGGTGCGTCGTAAGATTTGCGGTCAGGTATTTTCTTCATTGTTGTCAACTACATATTGCGTTAGCCGTTCCAATCTGAATTTGGTTTTAAGCCTATTCTCAGAAATTTCTACGGCACCATTTTGCAGCAAGTATTCCCTTGCCGCTTGCCGTTTTGTCTCGTCAAGTGGTGACAGGTCATACGTTGTTGGTGTTAGTTTGCCGGGTGCGACAGCTTGCACGATTTTAGCTACGTCACCCTCCAAAACTTTCTTACCACCCACAATCTCGCCCGGTGTCCGACCAGTCTTTTGCGGAGGTTTTACCGATGCTACTGCGGCGTTACCGTCACAATCCTCCGGAGCTATCCCACAGGCCGACATAAGCCCATAACGCCTTGCATAGGTCAAAGCTGAACCAAAACCGTGGGCATCTTGTTTTGTTGCTGGAACGTGTAGTTTACCGCACGACAACGACTCACCCGATTCGTGTATAAAAATGGTTTCTACTAATGCGCCATTGTTACACTCGTGTACCGTTTGAATTAGCCCTATTCCGTTATCGTTTAATGCGTCTATCACTGCCTCGACACACGCCGACAAATCAGCATACTTCGACCTAAAATGTGGGTTAGTGCTAGTCTTTAGTGCAGGACCAAAGGCTTTTTGTGCTTTTACAAAAGCTGAGTAAATCGTTTTCATTATAAGCCTCCAAAATTAAATACAGCCTCGTCTATTTGTTCCAACAGATTCTCTGGGTGTACGTTGGTTTCTGCGGCTATTTGATTCCAACCGTCTTCAGGTTCCAATACTAATCTGTCGCCGTCCTTACTAGCTTTTACCCAAAATTCTACATCGTTGTGTTTCATGAGTAGACGCCAATCGCCTAACTGTAATATGTCCATTTTTGTCTCCATTTTCGTTTCAATCTCAATTTTCCAAAATATTTTTGGGATCGAGAAATTATCCATACTATGTGTATACACTATGCGTACATAATGCACACTACCGCTTTTTATGTTTTTGAGGGGTCAGAATCACATCATGCTCGCTGTCGACTTGCTCGGTAATGTAACTAACACCGTGCAGTAAACTGCGACTGCATCCATATCGAGCGG